TGATTCAGGCGTCGACCGCGACCATCGAACGTCAGGTTCAAACGGCACTCATCATGCAGACTTGGCGCTGGAGCACATCATCATGGCGAACACCATTGCCGCTCACACCCGTTGCTGCGATTGAGAGCGTCGAGGTCATCGACCAATACGGAGAAACCAAAACTTGGGACGGCTGGTTCCTCGTCCATTCATCGTGCCCGCGTGTCGGCACCCGCAAAGGCCAAACCCGTCCAAACATCCCATCAGACGGCCACGCGCAAATCACCTTCACGGCGGGGTATGGCACCGGCTGGACCGACGTGCCGCCCGACCTACGCCATGCCGTGACGCTCCTCGCCGCACATTACTATGAGGACCGAGAAGGCGGCACGGACCAACACACCGCTCTGCCATCAAGCGTAACGACTCTCATCGCGCCGTATCGCCCAATTCGGCTGTAATCACGACGACCCGCGAACCAGTTTGAAGAGCACAAGTAATCCACCACCGAGCAAGAGCGTTACCATGACGGCGAGCATAATCATTCGGTTCCAGACCGCATCAAGACCCACGTTCGACGTCACATAGCCGTCTGGCGACTTCATCGCATAAACGCTTTCACCGCCGAAGTTTCCGAACACCATGAAATCGCGCTTCACCTCTTCACCCGTTTGTTGATGGGTGAATTCCAGATCGCAGGACCCAAAGATAAACGCCTTCGTTTTGCACTCTGCTTCGCTCACGGAGTATTCTGGCGCTGGTTCCAGTGTGGCTTTGTCGACCGTCAGGTCATTCCATATGCCGGGTCCCATCGACCAAGCCATAAACCCACCAAGTATCACGCAAATTATTCCAGCGAAAAAGTTCTTCATTTTTCGGTTTCCTTCACCCTGTGTCCTCGGCACAATCGCTATCACACCCCCAAGAGATCCGCTATGCAAAGCACCCCCATGCTCCGCCGCCTCGCGCGGCTGGAGGTTCAGACCGATGTGCCCGATGGTTCGGGCGGTTTTATCAAAGGTTGGACAAAGCTCGCCGATCACCGTGTTGCCATAACCCCGACTTCGGGTGTGGAAGGCTTTGAGGGCAGTCAACAAGCCAGCCGCGTGACCCACCGCATCCGTCTGCGCTGTACCCGCGCGCTTCGTCCACGGGCCGACCAACGGTTCATGATCGGCGCGCGTCAATTCGATATCCGCGCCGTCTTTGACACCGATGGCCGGGGCCGTTTTCTCACCTGTCTTTGCGAGGAACATCCATGAAGCAATTCCTAGCCCTGCAAACCGCTCTTTTCGAACACTTGCGAGCCGATGATGCGCTCACCGCTGCGCTTGGCGGGCCGCGCATTTATGACGCACCGCCCCATGCCCAATCTGGCGAAGCCTCACCGCCCTACATCACCCTCGGCGATGAGACGGTAACGGCATGGGACACCAAGACGGAGGAGGGCACCGCGCATGAGTTGACCCTCACAATCTGGTCAGCAGAGCGCGGTTTTTCGCAGGTCAAAGCCATCCAAGCCGCCCTTGCCGACGCCCTCGCCACCGCGCCGGGATTGACCGAGGCGCGGATTGCCGACCTCCGGTTTGTGTCGTCCGCAACCCGCCGCGAGCGTCGCACCCGTCTGCGCCGCGCCGATTGCGTGTACCGAGCCCTTGTCGAGTGGGGCGAGGCGGCATAGAACGCTATGCAGAACGTGCGGGCTCTCGAAGGAAAACCAATGTCTGAGACGAAAACCTCCTCCACTGGAACATTTGTTTTCGCGCTCGCAGTTGCGGCAGTTGGCGGTCTCGTGGTCGGCTGGATCGCCCGTGAACAGTTGATTCCGGATCAGCCGCCTCTGACGGCGCTTCTCTCAGAACCCGCCGCTCCGGCTGTTGAACCTCCCGACGCCACAGCCATCGCTGCCGCCGAAAGCCAGTTAGTCCGCCAGTACGAGCAGATCAATCTTGGCTTCGTCAATCAACTTCGCCGGTATGGCGTTCGTTTGAATGAAATCGCCGATGTCGCCGAAGCCGAAGGCGCAACTTCCGCCGCCCAAGCCATGCGCGATTTCGGCCAAGAGACCGATGACGTGATTGCGAGATTTGATAAGGTGGCAAAACAATAAGCCTAAGCAGGCTTTTTGTTTTGCGGATACTCTCTCGGTAAACACAGACCTCTCAGCGACAGATGGTTGCAAAGCAACCATCGAGAGCCACAAACACACCCCCGTAGTAGAACCAATGAATTCCCCGGCCCCCGCGCCGGGGTTTTCTTATGGCACGCCAAAATTCTTCAAAAGGACTCCCATGCCCGCCCAAAAAGGCCGAGACCTTCTTCTCAAACTTGATCCTGACAACACCAACAGTTTCCAAACCGTCGCCGGTTTGCGTGCGACGCGGATCAGCTTTAACGCAGATACCGTTGACACGACCCATCGCGAAAGCGTGGGCCGTTGGCGTGAACTCCTTGCCGGAGCAGGCGTCCGTTCCGCTGCACTGTCGGGGTCCGGTCTCTTCAAAGACGCCGCCGCCGACGAAGCCACGCGCAAACTCTTCTTCGACGGTACCATTGCCCGCTGGCAAGCCATTATCCCTGATTTCGGCACCATCGAAGGCCCGTTTCAAATCACAGCGCTCGAATACGCGGGCGATCACGACGGCGCGGCAACCTACGAACTCTCCCTTAATGCCGTGCTTCTGATTATGCCGCGCTACCTCAGCAAGTGTTTGACCTGATGATACATTCAGCGCGAGACGTTGGCATAACTTACAAGGCTTCTAGGAAAGACAAAAGCTCGTCACCGGGTTTGTAGCGACCGCTTGGTGCGTCTAAAGGCTTTGTCAGAGCCATCGCCTTTTCTTTCAGTTCGATATCAGCGTGGATATATACTTGGGTTGTCTCAGCAGATTCATGACCCAGCCAAAGGGCGATAATGGTTCGATCAACACCACTTTGTAAAAGCTGCATCGCAGCCGTGTGACGCAGAACATGTGGTGTGATACGCTTCAGTCTGAACGTCGAACTGCTCTGTGCCGCCGTATTTGCGTGTTTCTGAACTATTCGCTCGACGGCGTCTCTACTCAGTGGTTTGCCTTGAGTGGTTGGAAACAGGGGTTGGTTAGATGTAACTCCAGACTGCATTAACCACTTCCTTATCGCATTCTGACTGTCTTTTCGAAGCGGCGTCGCGCGTTCCTTTCTGCCCTTCCCCATGCATTTCACATGAGGCCCTGTCGCAAGTTCAACATCAGCAACACGTAGACCAATCAACTCCGATACACGCAATCCAGTCTGCAGCATTGTGAGCAGGAGGACACGATCACGCCGACCAAACCAGGTCGATTGGTCGGGTGCTTTCAGTAACGCCTCCATTTCATTACGCGTCAGGAAGTCTACGACACGTTTTTCGTGGCGTTTGGAGGGGATCGCTAAAACTCTTTGACAAAGGTGCAACAACTGGGGTTCACAGCCAGACACATATTTAAAAAAGGACCGAATGGCCGCAAGACGCGTATTTCGGCTTCTTGCACTGTTGCCTCGTTCTTCTTCGCAGAAAGTCAAGAATTGTCCGACGATGTCAGAATCAATATGTGCAACATGCAAGTCCGTTGGTGGCATTTTGGTTTGTTCTTTGGCGTATTTTAGCAAGAGCCTGAACGTGTCTCGATAGCTGGAGACGGTGTTTGGACTTGCTTGCATTTGCGTCAAAAGGCGTTCGGTGAAGAACCGTTGGACATAGACTGGCAATGGATAGGTCGGAATCATGATGTCTCCTCCAACATTCGCTGTTCGGCCCGTACTGCGGCGAGTTGCATGAGTTCGGGCGCGGCCTCAATGTACCAGAATGTAAACTTCGGTTCAAGGTACTGAGTTTGTAAATCTCGCACTCGATGTCCCGGCCCTCACGGAACCAATCCAGGATAGTATGGACGGCGAAGCTGTGTCTCAAATCGTGGATGCGGGGGCCGTGGCCGTGACCGTGACGGTTGAAGGACTGGGGGCTCCGAAGGCCAATACTCCTGCTGACTAGCGCGAAGTTGTAGCGCGCTGCGCAGTCACGAGCCGGTTCGCTATTTTCGTTGACGAAAAATCGAGGCGACTTCCTCTGGGTGAACCGATCCCTCAAGCTGGCATATGACGCCAGCCGTTCGGCGGTGCCTTTGTTCACCGGAAGCTGCCGGTCCTTGCCGTTTTTGGTGTTTCTAACAACCAGAACAGCCGCGTCCAAATCAATATCTTGCTGATCCAAGGACAATGCTTCACCTACCCGCATGCCAGTCACAGCAATAAGTCCAAAGACGGTTTGCCAGAGTGCAGATCTGAGACCGTAAGGTGATCGTAACCGACCAGCTTCTGCGATAATATCTGCAATTTGTTTTGGTGCAAATATGTATGGAGCCTGCCTTCGATATCGGCCGGATACCAACTGGCTGGACGGGATTTCAGTTCTATCGTCATGCTCAGCTAGCCAAAAAAGCAAATCGACGAACCATGCCGAGACGATTTGACCACGTGTCGTTGTTTGCACTGCTATAGCTTTCTTTCCAGTCGAGGAACAGTGGCGTTGAGATTGCGCGGTGCCCATAGTGATCGCCGTAAGTCGTAAACTTGCGTAGAACCCGTTCGTCAAAGGATAGATCGAATCCCATAACACGACGGAGGGCCAAATTTTCGTCAAGGCGTTGAGAAAGTGTCTTCATTTCACATCCCTGGCAGTGGGCCAAGGGCGCGAAATCGAACGGAGGGCATCCAGATCATGTTGCGCATAGATCGTCGTTGTCAGTCGCGATCGGTGGCGTAGCATATCCCCGATGTCCGCGAGGGATGCGCCCTTGCGCAACATGTCAGTGGCAAGGCTGTGCCGTAGAATATGCGTGCCAATATATGCTTGGGGCGGTTTGATACCCGTTGCGTCATAGGCATCACGCAGAATCCAGCGTAGGATTTGAGCATTCTTGAACTTCTTAAATGGTGCTATAGCCGAGACGAACAGAGCACGTTCTGGTCCCCGTCGTTCATTCTGGATATAGTCCACAATCGCTTCACCAACCTCCGCAGGCAACGGCATCCGGTCTTGTGCCTGTCCTTTGCCCCGGATTAGTATCTCACCTGCGCGCCAATCGATGTCATACAACTTGATCGCCGTTACCTCCGGCGCTCTGAGACCAAGTCGGGCAATAAGCATCATCATCGCATAGTTGCGTCGGCCTGCTTTCTTGTGGCCTCGAACTACGATGATGAGGCGATTGACTTGGTCAGGCTCAAGGTACCTTGGGATACCCGTCGGCTTTCGCTGTCGCGCACTTGGCACAGCATTGCTCAGGTTTCGGTTGGTTTTTCCGCTCCAAAAAAGGAACTGGAAAAGTTCTCGAAGGTGTGACGGCCCGGATTTGTTGCGTGGCGCATTCCGCTCGTGGCGCAACCGAATAATGAAGCCGGTGATGTCGTCTGGCTTGATCGCATTTAGGTCGCCAAAGCCCTCGCCAAACTTTGCGGTCAAAAACCGTTCATAGAAGCGCAGGCGGAGATAGATTATACTATCAGACAAACCACGTTGATCGCGAAGATAGTCTTCGTACTCACGCTTAAGGCATGCTCTTGGGCTCATATCTAGTGGCGGCTCTTCCCTAACCGGGGCATCGCATTCCTCGATCAAATAGTCTCTGAACCGGTTCAGGCGATATCTGCAGCGCTTTCGGTCTTTGGCGGAAGCGGTGTCGATTATGGGCATTGCAAGTTGGTCCATGCTGTCATCGGTTAAGTCAGTCGGACCGAGCTTTGCCAGCTTCATTGCGGAGCAAAGGGACTCAGCGGTGGCTTTGTATCTGGCGATGTAAGCGCGACTGTAACCCTCAGCCTTGATTTGCGCTGAAAAGCGTTCCGGGTGGCCACCGACGAAATCTCTAGGTCATGTTGACAAACTCCTGCCCCACAGTCTTGCAGCGACGATTTGAACGAAGCCGAGATAACTGGCCGCTGTTTTGTC